GGGGTCTGGATACCAATCGTAGGGGCGCACGTTGGTGAGCCGGTTGCCGCAGTAGCCTTCGACGCGCTCTTCGACGAGTTCCCACTTGGGGTCGGCGCCGAGGTCGACCCCGCCGAGGGTTGGGGCGATGGGCTGGTACTCCGAAAAGATTTGGTATTCCTTGGCGTAGTCAGATCCGACCACACCGCAGCCATATTTGATGGCGTCGAGCAGCCAGATGAACTCGTTGGTCGCCATGTCGCCGATGTCCTGGTTGTAGCCGATCAGAGCTTCGAGGCACTGCGTGGACTGCTCAGCCTCGCCGTGGCGCCCACGGAACTGCCAGACCGGATCGCGCCCAAGGAAGACGCTCGTCGCGTAGGTGTGGGAAGTAAGGGCGAGGGCGTAGGAATACGGAAGAATGACTTCGGAGAACTGGGACGCCGAGCCTTGCTCCCGGGCGCGCTGCTTCTTCGAGGAAGATTCCGTTTCGGGAAGATACGCGCGGTATAAATCCTCGGCTCGTCGCCACTTCTCGTGCCGAGAAGACATCCTATTGCGGCTCGACGAGAACATGTGGAGGATTTTCTCCAGGACTTCCTCATGTACTTCCGAGTCAAAAGGGATCTTAAATTTTCCGGTCATCGTGAGGGCCTCGTGCCATAATTGAGCGAACCGAGAGGCGCTGCGACACGCCGCTCGGCTCTGACCTTACAGCCTGAATAGGAGGCCGCATGGCTAGCAATAAGTCTAGACTGCTCCAGGAAATTTCCGAGATCGAGACAGAAAGATTGTGGGCGCTCGTCGACCGGAGCGGCGGCGAGGATTCCTGTTGGCCCTTCCAGGGTTGCCTCGACCCGAAGGGCTACGGACGGTTCGGTTACGGCGGGGCAGGAAAGCATAGGCAGGTTTTCGCTCACCGCCTCGCCTTCAAACTCGGGCACGGCAAAGATCCCGCGCCGTTTCTTGTCTGTCATCGTTGCGATTTTCCCGCCTGTTGTAACCCCGCTCACTTGTTCCTTGGCACCAACGCGGACAACTTCCATGACGCGATATCCAAGGGGCGCACGCGATCCTGGGGCAATGATGGCTCCTTCCAGAGCCACCCGGAAAGAGCAAATCCCGGAGAACGAAACGGTCGGGCCAAGTTGGGAGCGGCTGCAGTCATCGCGATTCGGGAACTCCACGCCACCGGCTTGTACACTTACATCGCCCTCGCTGCACAGTTCGGGATTCAGCCGCCGCAATGCCGCCGCATCGTGACTCGAAAGCAATGGGGCCATGTGAAGTAGCGTCATTTTCGGAGTTCCACCACAAGATAAATAATCCCCACCAGTACGGCCATGAGGATCAGGATCTCGGGCCACGTCATCTCCCGTTTCCACATGGGCTCGAGGCCCTTCAAATCTTGAAAGCGAAGTGGTGCGCGTCCCATACGTGGAAGTCCATGATAACGCTACCCTGCAAATATTCATCGTGGAAAGAGCCTCGCCCCGCCGCCTACGCCGAGTTGATGGCTGACGAACAGGAGCAGGATGATGAGGAGGATCGCCCCGACAATCCAGACGATCGGCTGCGGCAGCGCGAACTTCACGCAGACCCACCACAAACCGTAACTGACCACGGAAAAAACTACGATCCAGATCACCAATTGAATTAACTGATCCAAGTCGCACCTCCTTTGGTGGCATAATCAAACGAGCCGCGCAGCGTTGACGCGCCGCAGCGGCTCTGACGATTGAGACCTTGGTCGAGGAGGCCCCAATGGCTATCACTGATGGTAAACCGCTCCCCCCGATTTCCCCTAAGACTGCCGAGAGATTGTGGGCGGGAGTGGATCAAAGTGGCGGTCCGGACGCCTGTTGGCCCTGGAAGCTCAGCGTCAACAACAAAGGCTACGGGCAGTTTGGTGTTGACCCAGGAAGGCATAAGGTTCTGGCCCACCGCCTCGCCTACTTCCTGTGGTACGGAGTGGACCCCGGCTCTGGCTGCGTGCTGCACAAATGCGACAATCCGTCGTGCTGCAATCCGATTCATTATTTTTTGGGCAGCAAGCGTGACAACGCGCTGGATGCCTCCTCCAAGCGGCGCATGAATCACGGAGAGAGGAACGGATATTCCAGGTTGGAGGAAGCCAACATCATCGAAATTAGGGCGCTGTACGCAACCGGATTGTTCAGTCAGACAGCCATCGCCACAAGGTTCAAAATCGGGCAGACTACTGTCAGCCATATCGTGCGCCGAGACACATGGAAACACATCGCGCCGTAGTCTCATGGGCATAAACGCCAGCCTGCTTCCAACTGCAAGGGAGCGCTGGAAGGCTGGAAATCCTGAAAGTCCCCAACGCTGTCACTGAGTTCCAAAACGAGCGAGGTTGCCATCGCCATGGAGTCGATTAAATCATCATGGGCGCAGCCGGGAAACGTCTCGAACTGCTCAAGGAATTCCTTCTGATCGCGGCGGCAATAGAGCTTGCCGTTCGAAGCCAGACCCGCAAGGGATTGGCGAATCCGAATGGGTTTCGCACGTTGATCTTTGTAGATTTCGATCACGTGGAAACGCCCACGCTTCTTCATTTCTTCGGAAAGATACCACTGCAGCGTAGCTTGATAGGCAATTCCTTCCACCCTGCACCGGATCGGCTTCCACTTTCCAGCCAGCATGAAGAACGTAGTCGCGGACCAGTCCGGGTGATGATTGCGCGAGAGCACGTAGTCGAGCAAATACACATCACGCGAAGCCGTCATGCCCACTACGCAATGCGCTTCAAAGTCCTTGCTGCCCATCCCGCCTGCGATTTGAGCAGCAGTCGGCGGCGGCGTGGGATCGATGGCGTAGGCAATGATCATGTTCTGCGGCGGTGTCTCGTAGTAGCGGAGATCGGCCATTCTAAAGAACTGCCCCTCATCGGGAACGAGATGGCATAGCTTTTCACGCGCGAAATAGGCCCACTGATTCTCACGGCGCGCCGCGGCTTCCTCCCGGTCGATCTCCTCGCTGGGGAAGCGTTCCTCCCACCGGCTGCGTCCCGCCTCATCCCGGATGCCGAACTTCCTGAACTTGTAGTCCGGGTTGTGCTCGGCCTTGGCGATGAGATCCTGCGGCCGCATGGGCGTATTGGAGAGCACCATCTTGCGATTGGGAGCTTCACTGCGCGGCGCCATGGTATTTACGATCGAGGCATAGACGAGTTCGTTAAGCTTGGCGCGCTGCGTCTCGTTGCCGACGTTCTCCTCGGTCTGCACGTCGTCGAGGATCACGAGGTCAGGGCGGAAGTTGTTGATGTTGAGGCCGCGCACTGAGCTGGTGATGCCGAGGGCGACTAAGGTGATGGTGGTTTCCGGTTTCGAGGCTTCGAAGCGGCAGAGGATGTCGAGGCGGTCGGAATTCCACACGCTGCCGGGGCGCAGGCCGAACACCTGCGCGAAGGAAAGACCGTCCTCGGAGTTCCCTTCGATCAGCCGGCGCAGCCAGTCGCCGGACTCATGCGCCTTGTCGGTCGAGGCGCCGAGGTAGGCGATGGTGCGCGAGGCACGATAGGCGACCGACCAGGCCACGAAGGAGCGGAGCAGGGTGGTCTTGGCTCCTCCGCGAAAAACCGAGAAGGCGGACAGATTGACGTCAGGATCAATCAGGTCGGCCCACATGTCGCGGTGGAATTCGGGCGAGGACTGGCGGAAGGCGGAGGGGAAGAAGGTGCGGCAGAAAAGCTCCCCGTCGGTGGCGCACAGCGATACTAATTCGTTGAGGTCGACGGACGGGGAGCGTGCCTGCTTCATCGGTTATTTGTGAGCGGTGTGCGCGGCCGGTGTGGTGGCCGCGACGGGAGGATGCTTGTCGTTCTTGTCATCCTTGGTGTCCTTGGGTTTGGCCGGATCGCCGAAGGCCATATCGCGGACGTGCTGGAAGGCCCAGCGGTCGTCTTCGGCTTGGCGGCGGTGTTCGTCGGGATCGTCGAAGGGGCCGCGGCTCAAGGCGAGATTCGCCACGGCGCGCCACCTGAGCTTGATGGACAGGTCGGCGTCCTTCCAGGCGGGCACCTTGTCGCCCGACTTCCAGTAAGCCGCCCAGGCGGCAAAGAGTTTCTCGGCCAGCCCTTCGGCGGTATGCTCCGGACCCGGCGCCGGGAGCGGAGTAGGCTCGGGCTTCGAGTAGCCCGTATCTTTTTCGTTCATCTGTTCAATTCTCCTTGGATCGAATCAAACGAGGTATCGGTCAGAGTCCCTCGCGAGGACTTTACTTTCCTTTGCCCTTGGCGATGATGCCTCCAGCCAATGGCGGCTTAACGGCCATCGCTGCGCCGCCGATGGCAGTCTTGCGGGACATCAGCGGAGCCTCCAGCGCCTCCGCGTCTGCGGCAGGTGCCGTGGAGATCTCGCGGTAGGTGACGTCGACGGTGAGCGTGCCGTCGCCGCCGGTCACGTCCGCGGGTTCGATGTGGAGCATGAGGGCGGTCGCCTCGGGCGCCACGTTCTGCGGGTAGGGCAAGCCGGTCATCGCGCCGGTCGATGAGGCAGGGGTATCGAGGAGGCCGGCGGCGGGGAGAGTATTCGAGACCGCGGTGCCGCCTGCCTTGACGACGAGCAGGTTCGCGCCGGCCACGTAGGCGAGCGTGCCGAAGGTGTAGGAGAGCGCGGCCGAGACGAACTGGAGCGCAATGCCGGCAGCGGGGGCGGGGACCAGCGAGATGGGCGTGGCCACCAGTGCCAGGAGTTGCGCCGAGGTAACCGAAGCC